AAATGTAGAACATGTGACTTAGAAGAACATTTCGGTTTGTGCGATATAAAAACTTTTAAAGGAAGCTTAGAAAATAACGGCGATCAAGAACAAAAAACCGGCGGCAGCGTGGACTATTACAAATGCCACGTCGCTGACCCCATCGACCCAAACGCCAAGCCGTACACCGCAGAGAGCATTGACATTATCGAAGCGCTCGGCATGACCTTTGCCGAAGGGGAAGCGTTTAAAGCGATCTGGCGTACTTGCACTGGCCGCATGGGTGGCGCGGTAAAGGCGGACAACAAAGCGCTTTACAACGCTGAGAAAGTCGAGTTCTTCGGCGCTCGCATGGTGCGGGCTGCGAAAAGGAGTGAAGCGGAATGAGTGACGGATTAGGCGTTACTACAGAAACAACGGTTTTCCTTTCGGTCGATAAGCTAGTAAAGGAAATGGACGAAGAGGACATCGCGGGCTTTTGCTCCGCTGTCGCTTTGCGTCTCGACCAAGAGTATTCGGAGCGCGCCGGCGCAGCTAACGCGTTTGCCAACGGCCTTTCCGAAATGGGTGCACGGTTCTTAGCTGAAGCGGTTACCAGCTTTTTCATGAGGCAGCCGCGCAAATGAAAATCCTAGCCATGCTCTACATGCTAACCGCAAACGGCCCGGTTCCAGTGGCCGCATACTTCACGCAGGACGCCCAGGTTATCTGCCAGGCGACAGCCGCTGCGCAAAATGCAACTGAGGAAGAGGAGTATTACTGTGAGTGAATTAAGTCTAGCTCGTCAGCGTCTGCTTAAGGCATATCAAAGCTTGAGCATTACGACGGTACAGTACTGCCGTTATATCGGCATCGAAGAGCAGCTAGCTAAAGGCGGTTCGACCACTTACATGCTCTCCAAAGCCTTGAAAGTCACGTGCAAAGAACTTCGTCGCGATCTTCGTGACATGGAGAAATGTGAAGCCGTTATCGCGGAAAGCAACGGCTCGAACAGCGTCTACTGGAGTGTTGTAAAATGACCCTTCAATTCCAGTGCAAAGGCTGCAACAACGAGCGTACCGAACCGGAATCGGATCACGCTCGTAAAGGGTTCTGCGTATCCTGCGACGCTAAAGGCGTAGGGCTGCGGCAGATCAAGAAGGTAGAGAAGTGGGAAGCGCGCGACGGGTCTTTCCATGATTCGCTTGAGGATGCCGAGCGGTATCAGCTAAAAGCCGAGCTGGAAACCGCTTTGAAAGTCGGAGAAGGGTACGTCCAAAGACAGGCGGCGCACTTACTCAGTCACTTCGATATTGTGCGCAAAGGAGATACGCCGAAAGGCGTTGTGTTTATGCCGTTGCTCACGCCTCCGGACATCATGGAAGGCTTCCGACCAGCGTTTCTTATGTGGGGCGGTTTCTTTGCGGGATCAGTTCTTACCGGGCTGATTATGTACGGGCTGCGCTGACCGCTTCCTCAATTCCGACCGGCAGAACTGGAGCAATCCGTACTGTCGGTCGATCCCACGTCGCAAGGCGTAATAATCGAATCTAGCAGCGGCATCAAGTTCGGGCTGTCCGCCTCCAGCTCCGCCGGAAACGGTTCCATCGGCGCGCACTGCCGGACAACTGGCTTTGACACGCAGCCGCTTAGTGCCATCAGCAACAGCCCGCTCAAGAGCACTCGTCTCATTCTCTTTACCCGCCTTGTATTCGATGAAGGTTTGCCGGATGGCTTCTGTCTGTGCGCGCGACGCGATTAGCTGTTGGTTCACTGCGTCCACGTTAGCTCGGATCGCCGTAGCGGTTACCAAGTCTGCTGCCTGAGCATCGTTATCCCAGCGCAACCCCTGGACGTACCACGAGCCGGCAGCGCCGATCAGGAACGCGGCTACGTAACCATACCCCGACATCATGCTGCAGCCGCGCCTATTTCGATTGCTTCAGCCCCCGACTTGCCTGCGAACAAAGCCTCCTCCGCTGCGCGCCTTCGGGTGAGCCCCCTCATGGTCTTGCCGTCGTTCTTGTTCCATCGCTTGAACTGACCTTGGGCGCCTGTGTAGTCCTTGGCGTTCAGCATCTTCAGAAGTGTTGAGGTGCCAAGCGCGCCGGTGTTGTATTGGAACGATACCAACGCATCAAATTGGCTTTGGGTTAACGGGACGATAACTAGCTTAGATACCGAGCCTTCGAACTTCTCAAGGTCGTTAATGAACACAGCGTCAGCCTGCGCCTGGGTCCAGCCGAGGCGCGAATGTACTTCGGGCCCGGTATGTCCCCACCCGATAGTCCACGGTTTACCGTCTTTGCTTCCGGGGTCTGGGTACGCTGACAGCCTACAGCTTTCGAAGTGGTGCATAACGGCGATGCCGTTCTCTGAAGTATTCACAGAAACATCCTCGTGTTGATCGGAGGGATCATCTTCGCCACGTTCCCCTTCGCCCGAACCAACAAACCTAACACGCAGCCGAAGGCTATGATCAGCAAGCCATGAACCATGGCCGGACCGGGCTTTACGATATGGAAGAGGATAAGCGTGAAGAGTCCGACGTTCGCTGCGGCGAGCCCTACGGCTAGCATAGAGACGCCCCAGCGTTGTCGTGAGTGGGAACCGTTGTAGACGAAAAGAATTAGGAAGGTTGCGAAATGGATGACGCACTCTACCCAAAGCAGAATCACGTTAAGCTCCATCGTTGCCACCCCGGCTTTTGAAAAATGGAATGAGACCGATGATTGTCTTAATCCACTCTGGCACTGGGCCATCTTTCTCAACCATATAGCCTAGAGCGGTAAATACGACCGCGATAAGCGCGCCAATGGCTCCTGATACGAACAACGCTTTCTCGTCATATGGCGGACCGCCACCATAGAAATAGACACCGCCGCCGTAGGCCATACCCCATGAGAACAGCGTAAGCATAAATCGTTCCCGAAACGAGGTAGCTTTCGGCGCGGCCAGGTAGAAGCAACAACCTATCGCGGCGCCGGCGGCGGCGTAACCATTCATCCCGGCTAGCAAAGCGCAAACCCAAAGGTATGCGTAAGTCTCGCACTGATCCCGCATGGCCTAACCCCTATGTGTTTCGGCCATGATACCACGCACAATTAACTAGGCGGGAACGCGTCGTCGTCTGCGTACATCCTCACATCGTAATTGACAGCCTTCACGCTGCAGGTCCGCGTTCCGCTTGGCGAGACATCCGTAATCAATGCGGGAAAGGCCCACGTTGATTCATGCCCGAACTGGATGATCGGCGGCGTGTCTATGTTGCCCGACACGTTAGGCACGAAGTCCAGGGTTGGAATGGTGAACGTGTAGTCATCAACACGCGTGGCGGTGTAGGGCCCGGATGCGCTGCCATCAAGGCGGCGCACGACGACTTTGTGAACCCCTGGTACAGACCAGTCGAGCGGTTGCGACACTTCCAGTGTGATCGGGGCACCTGGTGCGTAAGGCTGCGGCGAGTAGCTTACGACCTCGGCGCTTTGCCCATAGCCGGGCGTCGCAACGCCGAGCGCCACGTAGTCGAAGTAAGCGCTGTTCAACGCGTCAAGCTCTGTCTTGAAGCTGTACTGGCGCTGGCGGTAGATATGGCTGCGGCGTCGACGCATGCCGATGCGCCAAGCCTTGTACCGAACACCCACGCCATCTACGCGGATCTTCTCTACCCTTTCGCCTGCATCACCCGACAGTCGGCATTCTACTGTTTCGTCTTGGCGGGTGATGTGATCGTAATACTCGACGTCCACACCATCAAAGTCGTCCGGCTGATCAGGCATCACAAAATTGTCAGCCAATGGTTCGAGCATGATGTGAGGGTTGTAAACGTGGTCGAACGCAGGGCCACGTGGCTCGTCGCGCACCGGCACCAACAGCCCGCGGTCGATCGTCAGCTCAGAAAACCCGGCTTGCAAAGCGTCGATCAAGTTCGACTTAACCGTCTTCGAGTCGTTGACAATGCGATCGTAGGTATCCCCTCGTGGCGTCCATCGGGTGGCCTCAAGCCGGTTAAGCTCTGCTAGGTCGATGTCTGTAACGTCGTTATACCCGACGTTACGGATGATATGGCCGACCGCCGCGGAGATCTCCCGCGTGGGTTGAGGGGCTTGCCATACTCCGCCGCGAAGCACAGGCAGGATTCTAGTACACGCCAAGTTAATCAGGCTTTCGCTTTGCGAGGAAATCCTGTCGCCGCCACGGATGTCGCAAGTAAGCACAGTCATGCCGGCATAAGACGTAGGCGACGAGTAGATCATCAGACCCTTCAGCGCCTTCCACATCATGGTGTCGTTCTGCTCTTTATCCGGGTCCCCACTCCCTTGGTTGACGAAGATTTTCTTCATGCGAACTTCGGGGCGCATCGGGTACGGCAAATTAATGCGGTAGGTATACCCTTGCGCATCAAGAGTATTATCTGTCGCGGATATCTCGGTAACGGTCCACGCGCCTCCCAAGGCCATGTCTCGGTATTCCCATGACTGATACGCAACTAGCTGTTGGTAATTTCCTTTCGCGTCCAGGAACACGATCCCGCTCGGGTAAAAGATATCGACCTCAATAGCCGCTACCAACTGGCCGATAGGGCAGGCAGGGAAAGGTCCGCGGTATCCCGCTGTGAGGTTCGAGCTATCGAGCAGGATCTGCGCAGTGTTTGACGATAGCGCGTCCCAACCAGGCCAAGAGTTGTCGTCGGTCCCGTCCGCGCGGATACGCTTAACCTGCATGGTCGTAGAGGTTATCGCGAGTATTCGGAAACGGAATCCGCGGTAAGACATCGCCATAACGACTGGACCGGTTACCAAGCCTGTGCCTGGTGCCCCGCCGTCATAGTCCAGCTCCAGCGTGGTCGGGCTAACAGCGGTGACCGTGTAGAACCCTTGGTTCTGCCCAGTGATCTGTATCTGATCTCCAACGATGAAATTGAACTGGGCGATTGGTCCTGAGATAACATCGCGCCCGCCGGTGCCGGTGCCGTCCGCTACGGTGAAGTTGTAGGGGGCCGCAGGGTTAATAATCAGCCCTACTGTCCAGTCTGCGGGGAACGTACCCGCGCCGCCCGGAAGCGTTACGGTATCACCGGCGAAGTTCATAACCGAAGAGGTTACGCTAGAAGTCAAGCCGCCGGTGCTAACAGTCAGTTCAAGGCCGGACGCCCCGGTATTACTCGCGCCAACCTCTGGCGCCGTATACCAGAAATAATGGGCAGCATTGGCGGACAGGTCGGCACCTGGTCCGTACACGGAGAACAATGCATCGCTACCCAGTGAAGTCAATGGCGTTTCGCCGGTCTTGATCTCATTAACGTTTATCTGGTACGAACCTTGCCCCACGGCCAGGCACATTTCTGTGCGGATCTCGCGTGGTGCGGCAAAGTAGCTACGTGGTGGCACTAGGTAGTCTGGGTAGCGCTGCGGGTTGTACCCGAAAAGCTCAGGACGCACGTCGTTAATCTTTACCTTGTTGCCCTTACTACTGGACTGGTCGAGCGATTTGCCTTGTTGGCTCGACTGCTGGTTAACCCCTGGCAGCTTCGGCATCAGCAAGCCGAGCACCGCCTTAGCGCCGGCGATCAGCGCGAAGGTAATCGAGAAGGGGTCTGTGCCTTTCGGCTCACGGTAGATCTCTACGTGATCCTCTGCGGTAATCAGCTTGGTCAGCCATTGGCGCGGTAGCAGCCTTTCGTCATTCACGTAAAGGCTAATTGCCAGCTTATCCAGCGGCGTGCGTCGAGAGATCCCGTGACGGTATAACCACTCAGCGACCATCTGTGGTTTGCGGATCTTGTAAGTTTCCTTCCCGTCGTCCGAAAGGCGGCTCGCGTAAACTTCAATCATGGGCGGTCTCGATGGAAGGTCACGGTAGAGTGGTCTCGCAGCCACTTATTCAAAGGCAGGCAACGAGGGCCGCGCGCCGGGTTGATCTCCAGAATGCGTAAGCCGTCGGGGGAGTCGATAACCAGGGCGACGTGGGTACAGATACGCCCTATCATTACCGCCGCGATAGCACCGTGCTCAGGCTCGCAACGCTCCATGCACGACGACTCTTCCTCGTAAGCACGGGTGAACTCGCGAGGATCGGTGTTGCGCAGGCTGCCGTACTCGGCCAGGAGTCGCTTGCCGAGTTCAACATGGCGGACGTGCCTACAGAGCCCCCAACAATCATACTTGTCAGGACCGCGGGCGCCGTCCTCGTAGGAGCAACCGAGATACTTGTTCACAAAATCCATCATATGTACCTGAGCGCGGGAGCGTAGTTCACAGTGTACAACGCTCTCGGCCACGCTACACCGATCAGATTGAAATACCCAGTCTCCAACTGGGCTTCCTGCCCTTGCAGCGTTCCTCCTAGCACCGTCAAGACATACGGCTTCTCCGCTGGCGCAGAGAGGTTCGTGTTCAGATACGTACGATAGATCGCGGTAACCCGGGCGTTCGCCGCAATAGCTTGGTCGATACGCCTAGACACCTCGCCCGTGGTGTTATCCACGGCGAAGGCCAAGGTTTGATTTCCCTTGTTGTTCTTCGCGGCCAGGGCGATGTCTATGTTCGCGGCGATGAACGTTATAGTGCGCCCGGATTCATCAACGGCAGTCACGTCGTCAAAACCGGTGCAGATGAAAACAGACTCGGTCCACCCGGGGGAGGTCAGTTCGAGCGTCCTGATAATCGCATCAAGACGCTCGTTGGCCCCCGCGTTTACTTCCGCGAGTATTTGGCTCACCACGCAGCGTCCGACGTTTCGATGTAAGTTATAGCGATTCGCACCTTGGCTCCCGCAGCGCCTGCGGCACTGGCGGTAACGTTTGTTCCATCGACCGACACTGCCGGTATCCCTACCGCCTCCGTCGAGGCCCCTTTATACATAGCCGTAACGTGCAAGACCTTGAGATTACCTGCGGCGATCCCGTGCGCCCAGGTAGCTACACCGGACCCGTTAGCGGTAACGGTGGACGTTTTAGTTCTAGCTCCCCCGATAACCAGCTCATTGTAGATATCCTTGTTAATCAACCCTTGGATATTGTCGCTGTAGTATCCGATGCCGGAAGGCGCCGATATCTGAGCACCGTATAGGTGATTTTTAGTGACTACGTGCGGCCCGTCGACGGAGGCCACGAAGAATAATTGAGTGCCGGTAGCCCCGAGTGTCGACAATTCATTGCCGATTGCGATAACGGTTCCTGCTGGTGCGGAGATTATCGGCTGAACGAATCCAGCGTCAGGCTGATAGATAAAATTGTTCCCTGTTAGTAGCAGCTTACCCGCTGAGAGGATAAACAGGCACGCGTCATTCGGCTTGTAAACCTGGCAGCTGGTCATCGATACGACTGCGGAACCTGACAAAGTCATCCATGCGGAGAATAAAGCCGCAGGGAAATTCGCGCCTACCTGGAACTGCACCCCTGTATAGGAAAGATTCCCCCCTGAGATATTAAGTTTCGGGGTACTAACTTGGCCCGCAGATTGGAAGCCCCCGATCACAGAAATAGAGCCCGCGCTCATAGTAATCCCGCCGAACCCGTCGAGGTCGCAACTCGTGATAGTACCGAAGCACGATCCAGGGTTAGCACGAACGCCGCTAAAAAAGTTGAACGGGGTAGCGCAGTACGTGAGGCAATCGGTTACGTGAAGATCGTCGCAACGACCGACGTTCCAACCTGTCGCACCCCCCGCTTGAGTCATGATCAAGGTTTGATTGGTAGTCAGGTACGCGGGCCACAGGTGGCACTTGTCGAAACGGACACTATCAATAGCGCCGTCCAACCAAAAGCCTTTAGAGAACGCGGCCATGGTGATGTCTTCAGCCGTGGACTGACCGACGTTGTCGCGCCAATCGAAACCAACGATAGCGCCGGAAACGATCAGGGATTTGGCGCGCTGGCCGGGAATGTTAAGCCCGCTAATAGCTGGTGGATACTGGGTCAGGTTGGCAAATACTGAGGTGTCAGGCTGAGTCATAAGAACGGAAAAGTTCTCGTACTCGATACCCGACGCGGCGGATACAAAGACGCCCGTTGCGGAAAGGTTGAACGTAGAGTCGACCTTAATTACAGAACGGTACTTTCCGACCCCCTCTACACGCTGACCGGACGTCGCAAGGGTGATCGCGTCACGTACAAGCCATGCCGCCTGACCGAGGTTTATGTTTAGGCCTTTAGCCGCGATATTACTTAGCGCTTGCGTAGCGTCTTCAACGCCACCTGGCTTACCCCCGGCCTGTGCCACACCGACGGTGCCATTGTGGTTGAGAACCCACAGGCCCCCGTCGTCAGCCTCGATTACAGACCAATCGTCCGCTACGAGACCCGTGGTCACCAAGGGTACGTAATAAAACGCGCCGCCGCCTGGGATGTCTTCGTAAAAACTAGAGGTCTGCGCGAATCTTGAGGCGCCGATAGTTGGCAGAGCCTTAAGGGCCGCAACGCTTCTCGCAGTTTGTGACGCGCCTGCAATAATACTGGCGCCCACTGCAGGGTCACTTAGCTCGGAGCGTAAGATAGCGTCTGCGTTAAAAGCAAACAACTGTGGCTGATCAGTCGCCCAAGTTCCGGTTAGGGTCAGTGGTAGCACCGCGTCGGTAGCAGGTTTATACGCGATACCGTCGCGTACTGTGTACTGATTGCGCGAAGTGAAAGTCAGACCTGCTTCGTATTCACCGATGTACTGGTACCCGAACGCTAACAGAAAATCATCGACCATTTTCTCAATGCCATGCCAGGTATAGCGAACACGCGGCACGCCGGAAGGTCCGCGGTCAATCCAGCTGGTTTGCACGGGGTCATTTACCGCGACATCCAGGTTTTGCGCGTTGTCGTAGAGATCTTTTACGGCGGTAGAGCCTATAGGGTTGCCAGTGTTATAAGTCGTCATTTGATGCGCCTTCTTTAAGCGATTGGGTACGAGCCGTTTATGTAGACGACACAGCCGTTTGCGGTAATAAGATCGGTGTTGTCGTATGCGATCACGGAACCAGCTGTACCCGCTGAATTCAAACGCATGACTCCGGACTTCCCATTGACCAAGTTCTCTACGGCTGGTATTGGCATAGACAGAGCTGGGGCCAGGGCGGTAAATGGCAAGGTGATGATCGGTACGGCACCCGTCCCCTTGGTAGTTACGGTGATGACAGCTTGAAAATAGCAAATACCGAAAGCGACCATATACTTCATAGTGGCAGACGCCGCGGTATAAGTGCCGGTTGTAGCGGTAAGCACCGTGCTGAAGTTCGTCCACGGTCTCTTGTTAGCGATCTCCGCTTGAACCATAGCGGACTGCGCAAGCTCTGTGGTATTGGTCCCCACCGCCGAAACGCCGAGGTTGGCGCCTGCGGTCAGCTTGCTAGCCCCTCCCGTGCCCCCATTAGCGATGGGGGTAGACACTGACCCTGCGGTAACCCGCCCTTTTGCATCCGTGGTAACGCTCCCATACGTACCGGCCGTTCCTACGGATGCTAGGGTCATCGCCCCCGTAGCGTTAGCAGACCCGTCAAAGCTTACCGACCATGTGCCATCTCCAGTGGATGCAATAGTGCGCGCCGTAGTCAGCTTAGCAGCACTACCGGTGATATTTTCAGAAGATCCTATCGCACCGATCGCAGCCCGCGCAGTGGGGGCGTCGGCAGCGCCGAGGAATGTTCTTATAAAAGGCTGCCAAGCGCTGAGGACGGCAGTTCTCAATTTCGTCAAGGTCTGTTTAAACGTGGTGGCTTGTTGCACCATAGGATAAACGTCGCCCTCACTAGGAGCAGCCGATGGTGGGAGATCCGTTATTCGTTTGGCGTGTACTCCGGCCATTCTCGGTTCATGACGTAGTCAAAGATGTCGGCGTACAAGACGTAATCGGGCAAGATTATAACCCATTCAGGGTCTATTAGCGGTCTATTCCTCAGTTCGCAAGTGACCCGATACCGCCAAAGGAATTTTCCTGTTAGCTCCCCGCCTACAGGAACCTCCGTAAAACGGACTTCTTGAGCGTCAAAACCTAATGGGGTTAGAAGCGTCATCGTAAACCAGCCTGCGCCAACCACCTGTGCGGCCCAAGCTTCAAAAAGCATGGCTTGAGGCGAAGTCATGATCCAGGAGAGCTGGACTAAGGAAGGCGCGTTAGGAAACTCGATCCGCTGCCGTGCACGACCGCTATCCATAGGTGTACGGCGGATATTGTTTACAGGCGTGAACCCGTAATTCTCCCGCAATGGGCAGGGCAGCCCTTCAGGGTATACAGGGATCGCCATTACGTACCTCGCGTCTGCAAGCCGTACTTACGGCTCATCGCGTCAGCAGTGCGGCCATCGCCAAGCAAATCTGCTACGAAAATATCGATCACATTTTCCCCCTGATCGCCTGTCCGTTCTTCGGACTGCCCGGCGCGTGATGCATCTTCGATCAAGTTTACCGTAGTGCCGTTGCCGCCGCTCGGGCTTTTCATACTGTCCAAGGTCTTGTCGAGCTTGGCACTGGTCTGCGCGGTAGTCACACGCTCGCCTTTCTGCAAGAGCCATGTGCCGGTTTGTGGCACGGCGTCGATACCATCGTGTGCCATACCCGCCAACGAGGCGGTAGCTACGCCGGCCACTAAAGGCGCGGCGAAGGCAGCAGCACTGGCAGCAGCGGCAGGCGCGAGCAATGGACCAACGATAGGGATAGCCGCTGTAGACGCGAACGCCGCCAAGGATGCCTGGAAGGCTGTAGCTTGAGCGTTAGCGATAAGCGCAGTGGACGCCGAAGCTTGCGTGGTCTTGCCGACGAACAACTGCACGGCTTGATACACAAGCCATTGCGCTGCCATCTGGACCAGGGCGCCGACGATGGACTTAACCATCAGCACGCCGAGGTCGGCGAAGGCATCGCCTACGGATTTCGTGCCGTCAAGAATCGACATGAACGTATCCGTAAGGCCGTCTGTTAGCGCGTCAAGCGAACCGGTGACGAATTCCGCAGCCATCGAGCTGTAGTTCGTCGCTTCCTCCGCCCAGTTTGCCCACCCCTCGGACGCCCCGAGGAAGAACGAACCCTGCGCTTCGTCCAGTTGGTTGTAGTAGTCCTGCTGCATAACCAAGCGCGAAGCCAGGTTCTCTTCGAGGATCGCTGTTTCCTGATCATACAGATCTTCGCTGATCTGCCCTTTGTTGAACTGGCTGTTCAGCTTGTCTACTTCGGACTGGTACTCCTTGCGGATCTGCAGATCTTCTTTTAGCCGTTCGCGAAGCTTTTCGCCTTGCCCGAGACCGGTAAGCGAAGAATCTAAACCCTCCTGAGCTTGGCTAAGCTTCGAAGCTTGGTTTTCTTGGAACGCAGCAAGTTTACCGGCTTCGGCAGTTGCTTGTTTCCTGGCGTCAACTTCCTGCTCTAGTGCTACGTTGCGTTTGAGCTGGGCGCGCAACAAATCCTCAGACGCCAAGATCGACTTCTGATCTGCGGTCTGAATGTCCTTAGACTTGATGTCGGCGATCTGCTGCTCGAAAGCTGCAAGCGCTTTGGCTTGGGTGCCGAGCTTATCAGTCGTCTCAGATTGAACTTGGAGGGCTGCGGCCTGCTGCCGCAGCGTGTCGAGCATGCGTTGGCCGGCGTCTTCGCGAAAGGCTCTAGGCGCCGGTGCGGACTTGGCAGCCTTCAAGCGTTCTGCATCCGCCTTGATAAGCGCTTGGTTAGCTCGAACTTCTTGCCCGGTTACCTCTGCAGCGGCTTTCTTCGAGGTCTCCTGTTGCTTGAGCAACACGAGCTGCTTCTCCAGCGCCTCGGTGGTCTCGTCTGCCAGTCCTAACGTGGTTGCCAGGTTGCCGAGACCCGTAGAGATAGCGCCGGATATACCGCCCTCTTTGCGGGTCTGCAGGATGCGTTCGAGCAGTTCGATCTGCTTGGCCGCGTCAGGGAAAAGCTCGCCGCGAACTTGAGCATAGGCATTGCTGATCGCCGTTCCGATGTCGTCCCAGTCACGCTCAAGATCAGACAACGAATCGCGGTAGGTCTTCAGTCGTGTTTGGGCATTCTCGGCCAAGGTGGCGCTGAGTACGTCCAGGGCTTCTTGCTTTTTGCCTTGGATGTCGAGGGCTTTGATAACCTCGTACTGCTCATTGGTGATTAAGCCGTACTGCGCGCTGATCTTCTGCGCGGCGGTTGTAGCGTTGTCGCCCAAGTCGCCGAGGGATTTAGCAACTTCCGCCGCGCCTTTGCCGGTGAACTCGCCGATAGCCGTAGCGGCTAGCGCGAGGTTGCGGAATTGAGTTTCGCTAAGCCCGGTGCTGCCGGCCAGGGCGATAACGGCTTGCCTGGCTTCTCCGAGTCTTCCGGTTAGCGTCGCGGCGTCTTCTGCGAGCTGAGACAAGGACGAAGAGGTCTGCCCCGAACTGGCCGAACCGCTGAACAGCGCTTTGTTAAACGCGCTGGCTTCCTTCTCCGCGTCGATGAACAAAGCGGTAATCGTACCGAGGGTGGCGGCTAGAACGGTGAAAGGATTGATCAGCCCGACGATGTAGCCGCCGAGAGCTGATGCCGCGGGCCCGATGCCGCCGAACATGTCCTTGAGCTGGCCGCCCTGCTGAAGCAGCACGGTAAGCGGCGCTTGACCGGCGTAAAGGGAAGTCGCGATGTCGGTGAATTGCGCAGGCACGCCGCGGAGGTTGTTTGCTAGCTGCTTAGCGCTAAGGCCGCCTTTGGTTAAGGCGGCATCAGTCTGCGCCAGGGAAGCGCGCGTAGCGTCCAGTTGGGCTTTGTAAGCTTTGTAGTCTTCAGTCGGCAACCGCCCGGCTTTGCGGTGGGCGTCTAGCTGCTGTTCCATCTTGTCGAGACGGCTATAAGCCGCGACAGTCGGATCGATTTGCCCGATCAGCCGATCGAGTGCTTCGCCCTGCTTTTTAGCTTCCCGAGTCGTCGCAGCCAAAGCGCGTTCGGCCTGATCCATACCGCGTTCAAAGCCTGCGGTATTTGCAACGAGATCCACCGTGAGCTGGCCGAGGCTGCTAGTTGGCATGCTTATTGCTTCCTCGACGCTTGGAGCACTTTTAAGAAGTCTTGTGGCGTAGCATAACGCAGTTCGTCGTCAGATTCCCGGTTAGGGATGAAGTCGGCGACTACCTTTTTGTTGCCCATAAGCTGCGCGCCGGTACAACAGATTAAGGCCGCGGCTTGCTCAACACGTTCAGCTATGTTCAGGCCCCCGTGGCGCTTGATGTACTGAGCCCATTGTCGCGCTTCGACCATGGAGAGGTTCTGTTGGGCTTCGGCGATCGTGCGACCGCCTACACCGTTCAGGACTAGTTCGAACCAGAGGTCTTCGGGGGCTTCGTCTTTGCCGTTTGCGCTTCGTTAACCGCGGTGATCAGTGCGAGGAACAACGTATCGCACATCGCGCCGCGGCCTTCGATCCCGGTGGTGCCGAGGATGTCTGCCGTGGTGAAGATCGGCCCGCCCTCCTCGTCGCACACCATTGTCGCGATCCGTGCGGCCAGGTGCTCTTGATTCCCTTCGGCAGCTTTCCAAGTGTTGGTGATCGTGTGATACGACGCCAAACGCACGCAGATGTCTGCTTCCAGCTCTTCACCTTCCGTGTTGTGCCATTTGATCTGGCGCTTCACGAAAGGCTCGCTTACGAAGGCGCCTTGGGCAACGAGGTCTTTAAGG